ATTAGTTATTTTTTATGGGAGAAACATCCAAATTTAAAATTTATTATAAATGATGTAAATCCTTATTTTTATGAAATGTATAAAATTTATAAAGATGAAGAAAAAATTGACATTTTTAATAAAGAGACTACTGAACTTATTAAAAGTTTTAAAGATAATAAAATATTATACAATGATATTGTAAAAGAAAATAATCTTTATTCCTGGTTTATATCACATAAAGTTTATAGTATAAGACCAGGATTATTTCCAAATAGGCCATATACTGATATTATTGATTTACGCAAACATCCTATATATAATTTTTATAAAAATGCTGATATTGAATTTTACAATGAAGATGGAATAAATATTTATGAAAAATATAAAAATGATGAATCAAATTTAATTTTTTTAGACCCTCCATATTTAGATAGTTGTAATGATTTTTATAAACATAAAAAAGATAAACATTTAAATATTTATGAATATTTATACAATAATAATATTAATAATGAAAATGCTAATATATATTTAATGTTAGAAGATATTTGGATGATTAGATTAATATTTAAAAATAATTTTTTTTTTCAAAGTTATAATAAAAAATACGAACAAAGTAAAAAAAAAACATCACACGTATTAATAAAAAAATCTATACTATAAACATATGATAGGATTTTGCATTGGTTTTATGTATTCTTGGCTAAATCAAATTTATAAAGATTATAAAAAAATAAAAAAATAAAATCTATACTATAAACATATGATATCAAAATGTTATAGTTGTAATTGTATAATAAATACAGATAATGAAAAAATATATTATCAATGTTGTTTTTATTGTGATAATTATATATGTGATGAATGTGATGATAATGAAATTGAAGAAAATAAAATAAACTTTCCAAATAATATTTGTTGTGAATATATATGTAAAGAATGTTATAAAAAATAAAATCTATACTATAAACATATGATATCAAAATGTTATAGTTGTAAATCTTACATTCTTTTATGCATGATGCAAAATGGATTATGCATAAATTGTAAAAGACAAGAAGAAAAAATGAATTTTGAATTGAAATTAAAAAGGCGCAATGATGACCTTACTAATTTAGAAGAAATCCTCCGTAAAAATCCCGACAAAATCTATCATTATTTAGCGTGGTGCGCAATTCATACAAATGTTGATGGTAATTACAGTTATTAAACAATATTAAATCTTTTTTTAAAAGCCCTGATATTTTCATTAATATCAGTGCTATCACCCCATGTGATCCATCTGCTTAATGAGCCTGCTGTATAGGGTGTATTCCAATTTTCCCTTTTTTGATGTCTTTTTATATAGTTTGTTCTTTTATCTTTGTCTCCATGGTCTATGTAAGTCTCCCCACCATAGCGCCCGAAATGAATTGTTTTTCCATTATGAAAAATTGCCATAAATCTTTTACCAGATTTTATTCTACTTGATTCAACTATATACATATAAAATAATATTAGATTATTATTTTATATTAAAATCTTATTTTTATTAAAAAATAATTAAGTTTAAACTTAATTTTATAAAATGGTAATATTAAGCTTAAACTTAATTTTATAAAATGGTTATATTAAGATTATGCTTAAATTTAGTTAATATATATATTAACATAATATATATATGTATGAAAAAAATATATATACAAATTGATTTTATTATATATAAAACTTTGAAAACAAAAAAATAAAATTTTATGTAAAAATATATAATAACATATATAAATGTTATAAATAAATTATTATATATACGTATATATAACAAAAAATTATAAAAAAATCTTTTAAAAATTAAATGTTTTTTTTCCTTAACAATTTTATAAATTTTTGCCGTAGATTTTTTTAAAATCTACTCAAAATAACAAATTGGGGCGGGTTCCGGAGTTGAAATTTTAAATTTACTTTTAACATTTTTTTGTGATTTGGTTTCGCGGGTTTGTGGTTTTATAACTTCCTCTTCCTCACTTTCGGATTCTTCATATATAATTGTTTTCTTTTTTGGCTTCTTCTTTTTTTTAACAACAATGATTTCTTCACTTTGCTCTGAGCCGGATTCATAAACAACTTTAGGTTCAGGTTTTGGCATTGTAGGAGCAGGAGGAGGAGGAACATTTTTAAGGTTTTTTTTAGGTTTTTGCTCTAAAATCTCCTTTGGCACATCTTCCATTGGTTCCTCATCAATATCTTTATTAGGTGTAATTCCGTTTAATTGGTCTTTAATGGCTTTTAATCTTAGTTTTTTTTCGGTTGGTGTTAATCTTTTTTTCTCCAATGCATCACGCATTCGTGCTGTTGCTTGGATTTGGGCTTCGGTTCTGGGTTTCTTTTCTTTGGTGAGTGGCTCGTTCATATATATATATACAAGATTTTATTTTTACTTAATTAAATGTAAAAAATAAATCTGCATTAATAATAATAATGCCTATCATTGATATAAAGGAAGAAGTAAATCCCAATATAAAAAAGACAAAACCTATCAAAGAAAAAATGGATAAATATATAAAAGACATTCCGGATGGTATAAGCCGTCGTAATGGTATGATTTATTTATTGGTGGGTTCCGGTGGTTCTGGTAAGACATCACTACTTATGGGCGCCTTTAAAAAAAACGGTCAATACCATCGTAAATTTCATAATCTTTATTTATTTACTCCATCAATCAGTTTCAATTCAATTCAAAACCATCCTTTTGCCAATCACGATAAAGTATATCACGAATTGAATTATGAAACATTGGATGAACTTAACAATGAACTAATTGATATAAAAGAAGCTAATGATGATGATGATGATGAAATTGAATATAATTGTGTAGTAATAGATGATTTTGCCAGCTCACTTAAGGAAAAAGACGTCCAAAAATTATTAAACAAAATGTTAATAAAAGCAAGACATTTAAATACTTGTTTTATATTTTGCTTACAATCATTTTTGTATATGCCTAAAATGTTAAGAAAACAAACCACCTATGCAACTATTTTTAAGCCAAAAAATAGTGAAGAATTTTTAACAATAAATAAAGAATTATTACAAATGAAGGAAGAAGATGCCAAGAAATTATTTGATTATGCTTTTGGTGAGGAGTATTCACATTTAGATATTGATACAATTGAAAATAAAATGTATAGAAATTTTAATCCATTAACACTTATAAAAAGTTAATTACTATATATAAACTTTTGCCGTAGATTTTTTTAAAATCTACTAATATATTATAATGCAAAATGAAAGCATACAAATATATTTAAACTCCAGATACGCAACGCAAACTGTCGATGGCAATACAGCTAATTGTATTTATTATCTACCAGTAATTGAAATCCCTGACGGTCATCATATTTATTTATCATTACAAAGCGCACAAATTCCATATTCCTTTTATAGTATTACATCAGTTGATAATGTTTTTGAATTTGGAATTGTTGGTGATACTCCAACAATATATTATGTGCAACCCGGTAATTATACAATAACACAAGTAATAGATATTTTAAAATTAGCAATGGGAGCAAATTATAATATTACATATAGCACAACAACATCAAAATTATTATTTACACATACAACATCAAATTTTACAATATACCCTAACACATTTAATCATGCAATCGGATTTTCAAAAACATATGAAACAACATCTATAGCAAATATTTTATATAGTCGGGATGTTGTAAATCTAAATCAAATAAGAGCTTTAAATATTGAATGTAATTTCCCAACTGGTAATGTCAATGTAGCACAAACAAATAATTTAAATATTTTAGCAACAATCCCAGTATATGTAGCGCCATTTAGTATTATAAATTATCAAAATCCAAATAATTTTAAGACAAATTTGTATATCAATAAATTGGACCAAATTCAAATAAGAATAATTGATAATGATGGACGTCTTATAAATTTAAATGGAATAAATTATCAAATGTTATTACAATTAGACTGTATTAAATTCGCAGAATAAAGAAAAATAAAATATTTGAATATAATATAAATGCTTGGAAGTAAAATGCCATTAGGAAAAGCTATGATGGGATCTAAAATGCCATTGGGAAAAAATATGATGGGTTCTAAAATGCCATTATATAGAAATCAAATTGTTAAGAAAATCGCGGATGCCGTTGTTAAAAAAACTGCTGGTTTGGAAAAGATAAGAAAATAAATTCTTATTTAATTCTTTTTTAATTTAATTTTATATTATTTTTTTATTTGTAAATAATATAAATGATCCCCTCCAATTTAAAATTTGTAGGTAAAACCGAGTCAGCCAGTGCACGTAGATTTCTCACTCAGATTTCTCCACAGGGATCCACAAGTGGATACCTTCCCGGAGACACAATAATTTTTAATATACCAACAAGATCCAATACAGCATTGATCCCCAGTGAATCATATTTAAAGGGAACTTTTAATTTAATTGCTTCAACTGCCTCCACATCTTCTGTTTTAGAATCTTGTGGCTGGCATCAATTCGTCCAAAGAATAAGAGTCTTCCATTCGTCAAACCTTTTAGAAGATATTGATAATTACGGCCAACTTGCCAAAGTATTATATGATTACCAAGCCAGTGAAGATGCTGTTAAAGGAAGATTTAGCATTACAACTGGAACTAATTCCGATTATTCAGTTGCTACTGGTGGAGCTATTAGTGCTGATACTGTATTAAATTCAAAATCTTATAATAGAGGAAGAGCCATCGGTCCAATTGCTACCACTGCTGGTGGAACTGCTTTTCCTTTTGCCATAAATTTAATTTCACTTGTCGGAGCATTGGCCCAAAATTCTTACCTCCCCTTGTGGGAGATGACCTCAGCACCTTTAAGAGTCGAAATAACTTTACAATCTTCATTGAATAGATGTATGATGGTTGCTGGAGGTGCAGGCCTTTCATTTACTGCTAATAATCTTGCTTATTGTGGTGAATTTTTGGAATTAAGCGATTCCGTTATTTCTGCTATTAGAGCCGGTTCAAGTAATCCCATCCAAATGGTCCTCCCTTCTTGGAGAACATATACTAATAGTGCACAATTACCTCATAACACGGCTGTGCAAGTCAGTTTTCCAATTCCTGCAAAATTCTCATCTCTTAAAAGTATTTTAGTTGCTACTCGATCAAGCTCTGGAGTTAATCAATTTTTCCCTTCATCTCATTGTGCTTTTGGCGTAGGCGGAGCAAACAGCACTGGCTATCAATTTAGAATTGGTGCGGAAGTTGTTCCTTCAACTCAACCCAGTACATTTGCTGAAATTTATAATGAAGCTATTAAATGCTTTGGTAGTGTTGCAGATATGCAAAATCAACCATCCATTGATCTTGGTGCTTTTGAACTTAATGCCCCAAGTGATGCTGGAACTGGTACAATTGTTCCCTACACTATTAATTCTGGTTCATTCATTATTGGTATTGATTGTGAAGTTTATCAAAATGTTGATAAAGCTTCTATTTTTGCTGGTCTTAATACTAATACATCGGACATTTATGCTATTATTAATTATTACCAAGGAACAGGATCAACTGTCACTGCCCTCCAAACTGCCATGGCCTCTTACGACCAAGTTTTAGTTTTTGAAAATGGAGTTTGCTATGCTAGATATTAAGGAAATTAATAACATTTAAAAAATAATTTTTTATACATATTTATAATAAAATCTATGTTTATTATAAATGGACGTTGAAGTAGCGAAATTATGGTTGAATCCATCAGTATTAACAACAACAACATCTAATGTTGGAGTGAGAGATTCCACATTTAGAAACTGCACTTATTTTGTAGATTTACGGGAAACATTGGGTGAAACCTTATATACAAAATATGATACATTCAAAGTATTGATAACATATGCAGGAACAATTAGTGCAACAGAAATGAATACTATTTTTGTTAATGGATTAAATCTAATTAACGCATCCTATCAAGGAAAAACAGCATCAACTAATATAGCAGTAGCATCCCAAGGTTCAAGTGCTTCAGCAACACTTGGTAATATAGGAAAACAAACACAAACACGAGAGTTTATAATGATAAAACCAGATAGTAATAAAATTCCACTTACATTTTCAGTAATAGCAGAGAGCGGAGTATCTACAAATATCGGAAACTTTCCAATTTTTTTAATATTTGCCCCAATCAAAAAAGATGTAATTTATAAGAATCCATGGAACTTACTTTATCAAAACGAACAGGCAAACTTTACATTATCAACCCGTATTTTATCAGCAGGTGCAACAAATGCTTATGGAACA